CGTATGCAAGTTGTAACTCACCAGCAGATACAGCAAAGTCATCTGCACCACCACTTAGTTGTGACTCGTAAGCAGCAGTTACACTTGTATAAGAACCACCAGTTTCTTGTAGTATTGAACTTCCAGCATCTGTAGATGAACCATCTGTACCATCTAAGATTACTTTGTCACCCTCGTTAGTTCCAGAGGAATCTGTTCCGTTCAATAATATTTCGTTACCAGTTTGTAAGTCTTGACCCCAGTTAGTTCCAGTTGATGTAATTTCACTAGAGTTTGAAGTTGGTATATCAGCAGTTATTGGATGATCCATCCAGTATATAAAGTTGGATTGTCGATAGATCACATCTGGATAGTAGTTACTAGAACCTTGTGCAGTTTTACCATTTACATTTTTTGACATACTTGCAAAAGTTTCTAGAACACCTTGTGTTCTCTGTCCAGCAGTTTCACTGTCAAAACCAGCAATCGAACCATCTGTGTCAAAAACTACGACATGCAGTTCATCGCCTGTTCCTCTTCCGTTCTGAGTTGCCCATGCTGATGTGCCTGGGGCACCATCGAACAAGTCATAGAACTTCCATCTTCTTCTAATAAAACTGTTGATTGCAAGAGCGGCGACTAATCCAGTTCCGTTAGGATTGTCTAACTCTCTAATTGTTACCACATTTGTGGTGATGTTAATTGCAGTTACCTCATATTGTTTATCTTCGTGTCCACTTGCTTCTGTACTAAAAGCAGAACTTGTGAAGAATGAGATAATGTCTCCTACATTGATTGAACCACCAGAGGCATCGACATCAGTAACAGTAATTGTTGTTGCGCCAGAAGTTCCAGCGGCTGTCACTTGTTGTGATGTTAGGTTTTGTTCATAAGCAGTAGCACTTGGGCAAACTGAAACAGCGATACTGTTTCCCTCTGTTCCAGAAGTTCTGGAAGCCCATAGTCCTACAGTACCTTGTCCATCTGCGAAAGATGAAAGGTAGTGATCAGTTGTTCTAATAAGTAATCCACTAGCATTTGATGTTGCATTTAAAACACCAGACTCTACACGAACTACTCTTAGAGCATCTGAGTATTGTAAAAAGTTGGCAGCAGTAAAAAATGTCTCAAAGTTATTAGAGTTTGGTTTTCCAAAGATTTTTACTAATTCTTCTTCAGAACCAATTGGTGTAACTTCACCGACAGGCCCTTTTTCAAACGGCCCTGCAATCGCACCGATAGATGTTGCAACAGCAGGAACGACATTTGTTAAGTCGACCTCTTTTACTTGGACGCCAGGTGATACTAAGAATGCCATGATTTACTCCTTGTCCTATAAGATTATACACATGTATTTATAATTTAATGATTCTTAAAAACTCATTTTTATATGCAATCAATCATATAAATAACAATATGTCAACACATTACGAAAAGTATAAAGACACTATTAAGAAAGTCGCAAGAAGAAACTATCGCAAAAGAGGTGTATGGTTAAACAATCTTTTGGCAGATCAATCTTGTATCCATTGTGGTGAGGCAGAAACTGTTTGTCTAAAGTTCTATCCTCACGATAGTGTCATTCGTTCACAAACCAAAAGAAAAGGGATGAATGATGAGAGTAGAGAAAAAATTAAAGAGTTAATTGATAACTCCAAAATTGTTTGTTCTAATTGTTGGATAAAATTAGATAGTGATTTAATAGACTTTCTCTAACGCCAACTAATATTACCAGCAATCATCACTCTGTCATGTTCACATTCTTGTGGTGGAACTTCATGTTTATTGTAATGATATTTATCATTTTCACAAATTCCATTCCAAAATATTAAATAGTCTTTTTTTGGTTTTATATTTATTTTTCTTTCTGTAAATACTAGTGGGGCACATTTTGCACAACACTCTACATGATATGTCCAACACCATAAAACGCTGTGTATGTGAGGTTTTGCACCATTACCCTCTTCATATACAGCACCCCAACATTCTTTTGCATATAATTTATCGTTACCAGTGAATCTTCTTACTACATCTAATGCTTTATCTGATATCTCACCAAAGAGTTCATGTATGTCATGCATATGCCATGTTGTTCTGTAATCTGTAATAATATTAGATTTGTTACCACCTACTGTTTTTAAACTGTAAGTATCTTCTTTAATAATATCTTTTATTTTTTTTCTTTTATTGAGAGGTATTCCTAATTTAACTTTACCAATTGGATGAATAGTCTCTAATAATTGGATTCCATCTTGTTCCATACTCATCTACCACTTCCCCTATATTTTCATCTTCTAGTCCAGTGACTACAAAACCAAACGGCGCCATGTCTTGTTCTAGTGCATTTTGGTTTTCTTTTATCATCCTCTCTCTAATATCCATATCGGTTAGTTCTTTAAAATAAGTCTGGTCAGTTGCCCATCCGAATAAAAATAAACATGCGACTAAATCATCGTTACAACCCTCATCTGCCTCAAACGATTGACCTTTTACAATAAAAGTAGATAGTTCATTTATTGTATCATAATCCTCTACAATTAGTTTGTTATCTTCTACAAGTTGTTTTAGGTTAGAACACCCTATCTTTTTTACTGCCTTAGTTGTTCTTACACCCAACTGTGCTTGTT